GGTCAGTGCAAAAAAAATATAAAAATAAAATACAAAAACAAGGTGTTTTTGGTGCGCATGTCGCACTGTGCCTTTAAGATGGAATAATTTTTCACGGATGATTCGATTGATTTACGCTATAATAGTAGGGCAGCCACTTTTGCTTTTCTTAGTTCCTGAACGTGATAAGGTAAATTCACGGTAAACAAACTAAGCCACGTAACGCGTGCGTGCAAAAACCTGTCACGAATTCATGGTATTGTTAAATTGATGATTTTGGAACTACCGTCGATTGGAATAACATAGTGCCCGTTGTGAACCTTGAGCAGAATCTGGGAAGTCCTCTGGCCCTGCTTTAAAAATAGGCAAATACCAAACCAAAACTGAATTGAATACAATGAATACAACGAACTCAATCAGCGCTATAAAAACGGCGTATACATTCGATTTTGGTAATGACTTTAAGTCATGCGTTACCGCGATACTTAACAGTGGCGAAAGCCAAGAATTAAGCGAGACACTTTGCTTAAAAAAAACAAAATTTCTTTGTCACGAAGATGCAATCACCCCCGAATTAAATTGCTCTTACGAGTATCACAAAATAAGAGTGTACATGGGAATGCTGTCACTATTGTGTGCAGTGTTTTATGGAACACTTTTTAAACTTTCCGTCATTAATAAGATTAGAGCTTGGAAGCTATATTTTATTATTCTTTTCCAATTTGGATATGACTTACCCGGTAGCATGTTCCCGGTCTTATCCACACTTTCAATATTCTGTTATGTTATGATTAGTTCAACTTATCCTCAAGTGGACCCTTCTAGGGACACTCTTAAAGTACTTCTAGCGATTACACTTTTTGTAATTGCTAGAAATAGTTCAAAAGCAGATATTGAAATAAACCCAGGCCCGGTGCCTGACGAAATTTCTAAGATATTGACTTCTCCTAAACTCATGTGTTTTGAGAAGATGATAGCTCAGAAATTGTTCATCCAATCCAAAAATTTTTGTGTTACAAATGTTACTCATGAGAGACATAAGTACAATTGTTGCCCAGAAACTTTTGAATTAACTACTGAAGTTCTTTTCGACTATAATGAGAATTGTAGGACGATTGGAGCTAAATTGACTGACACCATTATGTTTCCCAGTGGAAATGCATTTGGATTCTTCAATTCACTGATTAAATTAACTTTGACTCTCACCCCGATGAGTAATGGAGGTTCAAAGTTACATGTTAGAAGAATTTTTGAAAACAATGCTAGTTTCGAGAAACTAACGGCTTACAGTCAAAATTGCAAGTACCCATTCTCATTGCCCTTTGAAAGAGGATGCGAAGTTTTCGAATACATCAAAGTATATGAGACTTTTAATCCAAATTCTATGGTTGCTATGTTACAAGGAGCCACATTCTCTAATTTAAGGGATAGTAGCTCTAAATTAGGAGCCTTATGTGATAAATTGGATGCTAGAAGCAATGACATTGAGCGTCTTGTTGATAATATGACTAGTTGGTCCGCTGAATTAAAAAATTCTTTGGTAATACTGCTCATAGGATTGACTACCGCAAGTGCTATTAATTATTACATAATGAAAGACCAAAATAGTTTCAAATTGACAACTTTTGGAGGTGTTTGCATAATGTTTTTAAAAGGCCCCGATATTGCTGGAAAAGTATTTTCCTTTATGGATAGTGCTAGCAAAGGAGCCGAAGTACAAGGACCAAGAGAATTTTGCGAAGCTATATATTCTTTTGTTAAAGATTATTTTGGCATAAAATATTCAACCTTTAAAAAGATTTACGATCTTATAGGAGGTTTTGACAGATTTTCTGGAGGTTTATCCAAAATATTGAGTTTCGTCTTTGAACTAATTAATAAATTGTGCGAATATGTAATCAATTATAGACCTGTTCCAGATTCTTGGGTATTGGGTTCTTTAACCAAAGGAAACATTCTTGAAGAGTGTAAATTTATGGACACATTCATAGAAAATTTACATAAAGGAGAAATTCCTATGGATCATGCAACATATTCGGAAGCGTTACGTTTACGTCACAATTTCGAAAAGTTGATACTGGACAAGTCGTCAGCAGCAGCTGCGTCAATATTAAGTTATAGAATGCGTAAACTGGATGGTGTGGTCAACACATTACAATCGACTTGTCCCGGCATTGCCGAAACTAGGGCAGAACCTGTAGGAGTTTTATTCTCAGGTTCTCCTGGTACAATGAAGACAACGTG